ATAACATCATAGGTATGGTTAGTGATAATAAGAGGAACTTTTGCTTTTCCTAATTTTAGTGTGAGTACTCTAAAGACTGCTTTTACAATCTGAGCTCTCGTCATATCTTTAGTTTCTTTTCCTGCCTGTGTATCTTCAATCTCTTTAGTAGTTGATAACATACCTAGAGAATCTAATACGAGCAATAATGGTTTTCTTTCAGACTTATCTTGAGCAATATATTTTTCTAATACAGTTAATGCTTGATGTCTGAATTCTTGTACGGTAGTAACTGGCATAACAACCATACGACTACTATCTATATCTCTTTCTTCAATAATTTCTTTTGAGATTGCTGATTCTGATTCAAAAAATATAACACCACCATCTGGATTTTGATCTAGAAAATGTTTACACATTCCTAAAACAAAGAAAGTTTTACCTGTTGCACTTTCACCTGCGATAGCAGTTATCTTATTAGAAGGTAGACCTTTGTGTATGCTACCACCTAGTAATGCGTTAAATATATAAGAACCTGTATCAATAAAATCTGTTACATCACCTGACGCACCATCTGATACTAGACTTGCATATTCATTACCTGTTTCTTTTATTATATCTTTCAAAAAATCACTCATTATTTTACCTCAACTTTATATTCATATTCGTAGTCTTTACGATTGTTAGTATTATTTATAATCTGTTCTTCTCGTTCTTTCCCACCAGGAAGGCCATCAGCATATATCTGATCTACATTCCACTCTGCATTTGGGTCATCTTTTCTTCTACTTTTTACTAAAATCATATTCTCATTATACATCATTTCATGACCATTGTCAAGCAAAAAATTCATCTAAAGTTGCTTTTCTAGAATATCTAAACAGGTCTAAATCTTTATCACCAAAGCACCAGATATTCTCAATAAACATTTTATTCATGTTCTCATCTAACTTTTCTTTACTAAAGTTACCATCTTCATCTTTGAATACTGCCTTGCCTTGTGGGCGTTGCATAATTCTCATACCGATTTGACCTAAGAATTTATCTTTAAGTTTATTTACTAGTTCATCACTAGAGCGATAACGAGTACCTTTGATTTTAGGATCCATAATATTACAGAACATAAATCTAGATACTTTCATACTCTTTTCTGCAACTGGTAAATAGAAATCATCACGCCATTTCTCATACTCATTAAACTTAAACCAAGATTGATTTTCTTCTAACTCACCACCCTTGTTATATTCTTCGGTAGAGAAGTAAGGTGGACTTGTAAATGCAACATCTATTGGTGGCAACTTATCATATGGTATATCTTCTGCACCACAATTCCATATATGTACTTTCTTAGGTTTAGGTAATAGCTTATTGTAAGTAGAAATCTGTTCTTGATATCTTTGATATGTATTTGGATTAGGATCACAACCATAGTATTCTTCAGCATCACTGGCAAAGAAACCTGCAAGTCTATCACCCCAACCACAACTTGTATCGAGAACTCTTTTAGCGTCTGTAATATCATAGATTGCTTTTGCAACTACTGGTTTAAATTGTGTTGCAATATATGTACCTAATCTAAATGCTGATATATAACTCTTTTCGTTCAACTGACCACCGATCAATTCTTCTTTACCCTCGATCATAACTTTCTGAACACCATTGATACCACGCCAGATAGGACCAAAACACTTCCAGATATCTTTTGCTGTGCCATTCTCCCATACTTCTTTCGGTGCTCTAAATCCATAACTACCACATTCTAATCTCAAGTCTTGATGAAAATAATTTGATACATCATTAAATGTACTGGCACCATTTATCAGACCAAGACCATATTGTGAATATGGATATTCATAGTCATCATATTTTTCATAGACTTCTTTTTCGATTTGCTCTTGTGGAATACAGATTGTATTAGTATTAAACTTCTTTAATTTACCGAAACTATCTCGCATATCATCATACGAAATTTCTTTCAAAGGAAATACAGGTCGTTCAGTTGCTATGTATTCAGCAAGGGTTTCTCTAAAGATTTCTTTACCATATTGAGCGTTCAGTAATTCAAACGACTTGTTATCTAAGATAGGTAGTTTACCGTCATTAGCGGCGTCTAGAAGGCGTTTATATAATGTTTTATCGACCATTTGTTAGTCTCCCACAGTTTATACAGAATACTCCTACTTTTATTTGTCGGCACTTACAATGTCTGCAAATTACTAATCTCATCCAAAGAACTCCTCTAGACTTGCTTTCTTTTCAAAATTCCAGTTGATTGCATTTAGAATAAACTTCAAAGGTTCAAGAAAAGATTTATTAAACTGTTCATCATAATCAATATATTTGTGAAGATCAAACTCTCTCGGCAATGTAGATATAAAAGATATCACATTTTCATGGAGTGGATTAGGTTCTTTCAATGTAATAAACTTAATCTTATCACCCTCATTGACTGCCTCATACTTCACTAGTTTTCTTTTCTTCAATTGATGATTATATAATAAAGCACCTCTCACATGAATCGGACAAGACTTTTGATATATGTCTTTTGATGAAGTATATTTTTTAAGATTATTACAAGAACGAGGATAAGCAATTTCTTCTGGTCGTAATTTTTTGAAATGAACTCTGAAGTCATCAATGAATTGAATCAATGCTGATTCATCTTTAGTCATAATCACTTTCAATGCCTCTTTAATTTTAACACGACAAGGTGCAGGAGTTGAACTCTTGACCGCTTCAATACCCATAATCTTTAACTTAGGATCTTTTAAATCAACACCTTCTTCATTAAACACATTCAGAATATATCTTTTCTTAGCAGTCCATATACCTTTGTTTGCAATCACTTCTCGTTTCATAATCATTTTCTGCTCATATGCACTAACATATTTAGCAAGTCTTTCAAAACTTGAATCAATAAATGGTTGTAGTTTTTCTTCACAGAATTTATCCATAACTTTCACAATCTTTCTAGTGTCAGATTGATCTTTGAATATTCTATTTACAACTTCACCCAATCGAATATAGATTGAGTCAGTATCAGACGCCACAACATAAGATACATTTTTTGTTTTGAGTAAATTATTGAGAAACTTATTAACATCATTTTCAATCCATCGAATTGTCAACTGACCTGCCATTGTAATACCTTCTGCATGGCGAACATCAAAGTATCTGAAATACTGATTACCAATAGCACCGTAAGCACTATTCAATGCAATCTTTCTTGCCAACTGTATGTTATGATTTTTTGCAATATCATTCTTTAATCTTTCATCACCAGTTTCTTCATATAAAGATTTTGCGGCCAACATCTTATCTTTATAGATGACTCTTTCTCGATATAGTTTATCCATCAACTCTGGAAGAAAACCTCGTTTGTCTGTTCGAAATTGAGCGCCGTTAGGAGTTATAGTTCGATTATCTAGACCAGACAAATCAACCTTTTCGTTTAACATATCTACTACATTTACTTTACCTGGATCAAACCCGACCATTGTTTCAGGTGAAATATTATACTGCATAATCAAATGTGGATACAGACTATTCAAATCAAAACTACAAATCCAATCGTGAAAACCGACAACAGGATCTTTTACATATGCACCTTCAAAGCCATCAGACTTTTTAGACTCAACAACTGCAGGCACAACTACATTCTTTTCTTTTAAATGATTAAAGATAATACTATCCCACATACGAACTTGACCAAAACAATCTTGATAGTTAACTTTTGCCTCATATGCCATTGTCAAATGTAATTCAATTAGTTTCATTTTATCTTCTAACTTGTCAACTAATTCTACATCTTGAATATTGTATTCAATAAATCTTTGATAGTCATTAGAATAAAACTCTTTGAAAGTATCATATGGATTTTCATTCTTGTTTTCGCCCACCTCTACTTCACCAATGTAATCTAGTTTATAACTCTCACGCCTAACGAAGGTGTGTTTACGATATAGGTCAAGATAATCTAAAGTTGCAATACCAAGTAAATCAAAATACTTTTCTTGTCTATTATATCCTAATCCTAGAGCGGTACCTTCATTGACAATACCCCAAGGACTAAATTGAGAAATGTATTCTTCGCCCATGAGATTTTTAAATCTATTCATTAGATAAGGTATATCAAAGAACTTAACATTCCAACCAGTAACAACATCAGGATTATATTGAGTCCAGAATTCAGCAAACTTAGCAACCATATCTCTTTCAGTTGCACATTTTTTATAATGCACATCTGGTCGATCATTGACAAAGTTGCCCATGCCAAAAACTAGAATTCGTTTTGTAATATTATCTCTTACTGTAATCGAAATCAAAGGTTCATTCGCAAGACCTGGATCAGGAAAACCATTCTCACTCTCACACTCAATATCAATTGTAAGAATTCTAATCTGTTTTATATCCCAATCAATCTTATCTGAAAATGTATCTGCAATATATGGATATTGATATCTTGTATTACCAAAATATTCGAAGTTGGTGACGCCTTGATATTCTTGAATCCACTTTTTTGCTTCAACAATACTACCGAATTTAATTTTGTCTAAATTACGACCATCAAGTGTTTTGTATTTTGATTCTTTTTGAACTGGAATGAAAAGGGAAGGTTCATAATTAAGTCTATACTTTTTGTGAGCACCATCTTCATTGACACCACGAACTAGAAGTTTGCCGTGATAGGGTAGAACGCTGGTATAGAATTTCATATATCTTATTATAACACAATTAAACTAGTTTGTAAAGCGTTTACTTGAATGGATTGATATTAACTCCTCTTGTATCATCTCCATCGCTTCTTTCAATCCAAGAAGAAAGAACGAACTTTCTATTTGAATTTACATTAACTTTAAATCTAGTTAATAAATCTCTATTAACTAGGAATGTGCTTCTTGATTCTTTTGTTGTCAACCCAATAGGCACATCTTTATAAAACTTATTATTAAAAGTTAAATCTATAAAAACAATTGGTCTTTCATCTATTGTACCCATTCTAGTTGCTTGAGATTCACCTTGTAATTTACTCGTAAACTTTTTGCCATCTTTTTCCCACTTTACAATTTTACCTGATACATCTATTTTATCAACATGAAACATTGAAGCGCTAGTTCCATTTCCTGTGTCAAGTTTTGCTCTGACAGGTCCATATCCATCGATATCAATTCTTTCGTGAAATCCTGCTTCTCTAGTAAATGAGTATTTTCTATGGACATCTTGTGATAGATAATCAAATAATTCTTTGACTACATTATCTTTAGTTGTTTTACCAACATATGTATCATCTCTTTCAGAAGTATCATATAGAGCAAACTCTGAACCTACACCAGGAGAACCATTACACTCTAAAACATATATTTGCTTATCAACAATTGCGTGGTCAACTCCTACCATATAAGCACCAACAGATCGTGAAGCTTGTAATACTACTTTGTGTTCTTCATCTGATAGTTTATAAGGTTCAGTAGTTGCGTTCCTATGTCTATTAGAACGAAAATCTTTCTTAGCGCTAATTCTTTTTGTTGATGCTAATACTCTACCATCTATTACGATTGTACGAATATCATAATCAAATTTTAAAAACTCTTGAAGTAATAAAGCAGCACCAAACTTCCATAATGATTGTGCCACAGAAATCATACTCTTTTCAGATTCAACAATTGAAACACCAATACCTTGTGTACCTGTAAGTGTTTTCATAATTGCAGGATACTTGCCACCTAGTTTTTCGTGGGCATGAAGTAATCCTTTTTCATTTGAAATTAAAGCAGTTCTGGGTGTTGGTATATTATCTCTCTCAAAAGAAATATATGCTGACATCTTATTATCGCAAGTAAGCATACTATTTCTAGTGTTTATCATAAATGCACCAGCATTTTCAAATGTAGATAATAATGCTAATCCAGTTTCATCTTCAAGAACACCTGCTCTTGTAAAACAAATTGTCTTTGAAAGTTCAAATTCTGTTTCAGTATCCTCACCATCAATATTTGATACAAGTAGAGTGCCTTTTTCTAGATCATTTTTTGATACCCATGCTTCAGAAGTATTAACAATATGACAAGGAATGTTTCTTCTTTTACATTCTTTAGCAATCATATTACTAACAACAGACTTGCTATCAGAGTCGATCTTAGTTAAGATAGCAACTTGTAAATCACTTTTCTCTACTTTCGCCTCAGAAATAAATTCTTTAAACTTGGGTGCCTTCATCTTCTGGTTTCTTACCTATGTTATATTTTGCTTGTAAATCCCATTCACCTTTTTCTTTAAATGCAAGAACTTTAATTTGTGATAATGGTGCTTTCTTTTCTGCAATAGCAGTATTTAAAATAGCAATCAATCCCCAATCACTTAGTAATTGAGCAATTGTGTTTCTTCTCTCACAATCGTTGTCAGATATATTTGCTTCTTTACCATCTAAAGCAAATAACTCTTTAAAATGGACTATAAAATACCTACCTTGTTTGTGTAATATGTGGCAAGATTGAAATAACTTTTTGTCTTTTCTAGACGCCACGCCTATTCTTGTTAATGTTTCTCTTACTTTGAGAAAATCATCTGGTTCTTTTAGTTGAACTTCGAGCATTAACTCTGGATTCCAACTCTCTACTAATTCGTTCATTTTGTCCCACCTTTGAATAACTTTTCTTTAATTAATTTAATTTGTTCCTTGGTGAGTATATCAAGAGCGGACTTTGCCTTCTCATTATTATATCCATAATACTCTTTTACACACTCAATGTCTTTCAATTTAGACGCTCTTAGATAAGGCGTAAACCTTTTCTTTGCTCTAATACTATTTAGTAAAAATTGGAATTGCATATCTTTATCTAAGAAATGATTACGATTCACTTCAGTAGCAAGCATTATAGTATCAGAAAAACCTGATAATACCTTATTGACTATAAATGTAGGATACTTCTTTACCCACTCTTTATCTTCTGAATCCATTAGATTCTTCTTTGTAAAGTTTATAGCATTTAAATATTCTTTTAATTCGTACATATATTTCTCTGGTGCCCCCAAACAGATTCGAACTGCTGACCTATTGATTACAAATCAATTGCTCTACCAACTGAGCTATAGGGGCGAGCATTATTTCATATGAAACAGTA